TGACGCTTGAGTATATTCTCATCAAAGTTACCACCACCATTTTCATGACGTAAAGGAAAATAACCTTTCCAACCTTCAACAGCTATAGCTACTCCTAATACATATCCTTCTCCTCTTGCCCAACCCGGTCCGAGTTCTTTTATGCTTGGATCACATGTCTCTAAATCAATTGCTATTTCTTTTGCTTCAGAAAGATCGGGAAACTTTTCCGGTGGTGTCCACTCACTTGGTGGTTGAAATAGTGGTATCTGTATCATCTTCTTTCCTATCGTTTATCTCACCCGCAATCGCCGCATATCCCGCCATGTCTATGTAACAATCTTGTGTAGGTCTGTGTTTGAGTCTTGCCACTTTAACAAGTAGCATACATATTGCTACATCGTGTGCTGATATTTTATAATCTAAGTAACCACTCCATAACTTTGCAATGTTTTCATGATTTTGATATTTGTCACCGTAGTCGTGTTGACGTTGACCAGTAACTATTCTTGCCGCCGTGTCTAAATATTCTCTAGTCTTCATCTTTCTCCTTTTTGTTGATAGACCGTAAATCATTTGCAAGTAATTGTAAATCAAGTAATAATATTTTTAATTCTTGATCAACTTTCTCACGGTTAAGTTTTGGTAACTGTGCACGTATCTTACGTATTTGTTTTTCTGTTACACTGACTTGTTTCAATGCAGTATCGATTGTAAACATTAAAATGCCTCCGTAAATTCTCTGTCCGTTTGTGATCTCACAATGTCCAGATTGTTTCTTGCACGCGTCATTCCCACATAGAATACGCGTCGCTCTTCGTCTCGTTGTGACCAGTATGCTTCATCAGACTTACGAGATAAACCTGTTAACAACATTACATTATCTGCTTCACTACCTTTTGATCCATGTATTGTTGACAGTTTGATCCGTGGTCCGTGTCTAATGTTTTCTTTACGACGTAAACACGCACGTACATAAGTTTTCTTGTCACTTTCTATATTTTCCAATGCTTTAAACCAAGGTTCTTCCTTGCTAGCTAGCAATCCATACTGTGTCGATAATGTGTCATATGTGTAAAGTTTTTCTTTATCAGCATTTTCCATTCCCTTATGTTCTTTTGTTACACTTTTTCCTGTTTTAAGATAAGTGTAAACTTTCTTCACTAATTTTATGTCTATTGATTTACCTTTTCGTAAATCTTCCCATGCAAGAATAGATTCATGTATACCTTTGTTAATAGAAGTTTCATCATTTCTTTCATAATATACTCCTTCATTTATTAAATCTTCTTCAAGTGCATCCAATTGATATTTATCTCTCCCCAATATCAACCATTCTCCTTTTTTTAATTTATTTAATTGTGGAACAGGATGAATATTTACTGCACCTATTTCGTCTCTCGATGTCCATTCTTTCTCTACTCTATCCCTTACACGTTTTATTAGTGTGTTTGCTTTTTTGTGTATTAATTTAGAAAGACGATAAGATTTGTTTAAAATAATTCTCTCTCCATCCATATTAATTAAATACTCTGGTCTTGCACCCGCCCAACGAAAGATAGCTTGATCGTCGTCACCCGCTACATACACGCGCTTTGCATTTGTTACAATGCGCTCTACCATTTTCCATTGTAACCAACTAAGATCTTGTGCTTCATCAACAATAACGACATCAAAGTTTGGTATGTTATCGTAATGTTTTTTATTAAAGTCTACAATCATGTCGGTCATGTCGTATTTGTTTCTTTTCTTTTTATAATCAATCAATGACTTATCTATATATTTTAATTTTCGTAAGCCACCTTCTATATGTCCTGTTTCTGGGTAATTAAAATAAGCTTCTGATGTTAATCCTCTTATCTTTGCACCGTCAATGATTTGCATAAACACATCATCGGGAAAACCGGCGCCATACTTTTTTATTTTTTTATTTGGATTACTTAATTTTAGTTGCAACTTTTTAGAAACAACAGCGTAATCATTATCACTCATAATGTTTTCCTCTTTCAAGTGTAACTCTCTGTAAGCTAAACTATGTAGTGTGCGAAAGTTTGTAAAATCTTTTGTACTATAATTTAATTGTGATATTGCACGCGATAGAGCTTCGTCCGCCGCTTGATTAGTAAACGCAAGATAAGCAATTTTGTTTGGAGCAACTTTATTTGTCTTTAGTTCTGTTTCTAAAACATTCAACAAATATGTTGTCTTCCCTGTTCCGGGCGGTCCATATATAACTTTTCTCAAAACGGTGTGTCCTCGTCCATGTCTGGTGTTTTAAAATCATCACTATTTTTTCTTATCCAAGGTAAATACCAAAGATAAGCTGTTTTACCTTTTATCTTACGTCTTATGTCCCCACCACCTAATTTGTTTCTAATGTGCGCGGCCATCTGTGTAGGATTATAATTTTTAAAATCATGCTTCTTTAAAAACTTTTGCAATTTATCTGACTTAAAATATGCTGTCATTTTTTTCACATTAACTTCTCTCTCACCCTTTTCATCTTTTATTCTATCCATATATTCTTTTTCTTCAAACAATGCTTTACCCATATCAACTTCGTCAATATGTTCTGCTTCTCCTTGATCTTCTAAAAATTGTTCTAATAAAGTTTCAAACCTACCCGCTTTTGTAATCTCGTGTGCCATTTCTATAATTACAACATCTTTCATCAACTGTTGTAGTTTTCTTTTCCAAGCGGCCGTTGTTGTAGCGGTTGGAACATCTATAATTTGATTCATACATTCCTGCCCGAACTGATGTTGATTGTATAATTGTTCTGTAGTTACAACAACTCTTCTTCCATCAACATTTAAATACCATGTTGAGTCATCACTTTTATAAACAGTTAAATCACTTATTTGACTAGTAAAATTACCACCAACACCAAACTGCCTTAACTTACATTCTTCTAAACTACAATGAATACACATTGGTTGATCTTGACATTTATACTGATAGTCTTTCTTTTCATGTTGTTTTTGCATTTTTAAAACTTGTTTTGAAGGCAAAGGTGGTTTCATATACTTGTGATTAAATTCATCTAATTTATCTTGCCAATCATCTGGCCACTTTTTCTTTGCATATACCGCGTATTGAAACAACGTGTTATCTCTATTACCTTGAGGCACTCCCTGTGACATCAGTGTTTCTAAGCAAGGAGGACCATCGTTAAAGTTCTTTAATATATTCTTTCTTTTTGGTTTTATGTTTTTTAAATCTTTTTCGGACGTACAATAAGTATCATATAAAGCAAAGAAGCCATCAAGATTAACAGCCGCACCATCGTCACTAAAACCATGACGCAAAGATTCATCACCTTTGTGATAGGGAAGATTAAGAAAGTTTCCAGTGTCTCCGCGATCCGCTTTAATTTCAATTTGCTTTGGAAATATTTCACAATTTGCATAACCAAGTTCTCCTGCCCATTCCATTAGTTTATCACGCATTAACTTTGCCTGCACGGGTTCTTTTGTAAATAAAAACACATGTGCACCACCACTTTTTGATCTACACATAACAAGTGGTAATTCTAATTCTCTTATTTTTCTTATTATTTTATCATGCTCTAAAGGATACGTATCAATATCTATACACCCCCATGTACATGTTGCATTGTCCCTAATTGGTATGATACCAAGACTAGGTTCTTTTCCATTAATATGATCTATCCATAGTTGATCTGTAACAGGTGCTTTTTTTATAAAAGCTTGACCGCCTGCCTTACCATTAACGGACTCCCCACTGCTTTTGTAAATACCGTAAGCTCTATCTAACCCGTAAAATATTTCTTTAAACTTTTTTACTCTTTCTTCCATATCACCTCTAAAATAAAAGGGGCGGTTGCCCGCCCCGTGTTAGTTAAAACGGAACCTTTTGTTCATCTGTAGAAGACTCTTCTTCATACTTGACTTTAACTTCACCTTTATTCACGCTTTCAGCAAATGCTTTAGCGATACTATAAAGATTAGCATCTTCAAGTCGAGACTCTCTACTGATCTCCCAACCATACCAGTTGCCTTTATCATTACCTTCTTTGGTAGTTTTAAGGCGATAG